AATCCATGCCTTCACTGGCATCGCCTGTTACCATTTCACATACATCTAAGATTACGTTGCCGTGTCTGAGCGCAAAGCCTTTGCTGTCACCGCCTTCGTCCGACGGATCGTGAGACGCAATGACAGTGCCTTCAGCTTTCCAGCCGAGCTTTATGTGTGCGTCTACGGCTGACAGGAACCATTCTACAGGAATGATTGAGTCTTCGTTCTCATCGTACGTTTCGCCTTCCCATATATGAGAGTACAGAGCAGGAGACATATGTTCTTGGTCATAAGCTCGCTCTTGCTCCAAGACTTCTGGGAACGCAGGATTGTCATTGTAGTTCATCCAGACAATCGTGTGATGCTCATCCTCATAAACGCCATCACGCCGCAGCTCTTTCTCAAACGGCTTAACGAACCTTAGGAAGAATGGATCAGCCGCTGACCTTGGGTTAGCTGCCATCCAGATCTCTGAGCCTGCCGTCCTGAGCGTAGGTGTGAGAGCCTTTAAACTGGCCTCTGAGATTGTCTGAGCTTCGTCCACAAACACACGGCTGAAGTTGTGGTAAGACTTTACACTCTCTGGTGAGCGAGCTAAACCGATATACTTAAATGCTGTTTCGCCATTGTAGCGAATCTCATTGCGCTGCATCTCAAAGCCTTTTAGTTCTAGCCGTTCTATCTCAGCACACAGAAGCGTATGAATAGAATCGTCAATGCTGGCTTGGAACTCACGAGCGCAGAGAGTCTTGATGCCTTGCGTCTGAGCTGCTTGTAGGCACAAATCACCCATCGTCATGCTCTTACCAGAACCTCGACCTCCGATGCAGATCTTGTAGCGCTTGGGCTGCAAGAAAGGAAGCATCTTCTTGGGCATTTGCATCTTGGGCATTATTACCTAGCCTCAATCAAATTTAGCTTTGTCTGAAGCTGGAGGCCGAAAGGCTTTGAGCTTTTTGGTCTTATAACCGCCAGAAGCGTAACGCAAGGCTTCCGATTTGTTATTCATCTTGATGAAATTATTTGTACGCAGCGCAGAATCCATAGCTTTGCGATTGTCTTCAAACTCCACTAACTTGCCGCCGATCATTTGAATGGTAGGAAAGACGTACCAGTTTCCTTCCTCATCTGTCTCTGCTGCCATTCTATGCGTTGAAACGCTTCCATCAGAGTTGATGATATACGGATAGTTCTCAGGATTATTAATCCTGTCGATGAATTCTGCCTCAGCCATTATTCGTATTTCACAGTATTCTTTTTCTGCTTAGCCTTAGCCATTGCTATGGCGATTGCCTGATTCTGTGGCTTGCCTGCCGCCATCTCTGTCTTGATGTTCTTGGAGATGGTCTTTTTGCTCTTTCCTTTCTGTAGTGGCATTTCCGAATATCCTCTCAAAGTTTGCTTGGAATACTTTCTGGCTTACGCTGTACGGTCTTGGCCTTGATCCTTTGCTCACTCCATCACCTCTATTGTCCAGTGCGTGTCAACTTCCATCTGGATCGGAGAGCCATTCACGCCTGTGTGCTCCGTCCGGCTCTTCTCAGTCCATCCTAGCGTCTGGCTTAGGTAGAGCTTCAGGCTTGCAAAGTCTTTATCAATGATAGCCTTGTCACGCAGCGTCCTAGCCGCCAGCACTCCATCCTTGTATCTAGCCTTGGTATAAGCGGTAAAAACTCGCTCATCTCTTTTGAAGATTTCTCGTAAGGTCTTGGGAGTAATAGAAAAATATTCAGCGAGCTGATCCTGTGTCATTACCGGAGCAAGCTCTTTGATCTCTTCTATCTCTTCGTCTGTAAACACTATCTCTGGCCTAGCCATCAGATGAACTCTTCCTTCTCAACTTCAATGATAGTCTGCGGAATACCTAGTGCTGTTCTCAGCTCTCTACGAGCCATTGCTGCCATATACTCCTTATGATCCTTGTAACGAATCTTGCGGCCTTTGGCCTTGTCCGTCTCATAAATCACAATAGTAAAATCGTCAGCATCTACGGTCTTTTGGAGTAGATAGTGACGATCTGGAGTAAATTCTTTACTGCGCTCAAACAGGTCTCCTATTTTGAGTCCTACCGATTCTACCACACTATCACCTTTTGCGCCGCAAGCAAAACAATACATACCGAGCTTTTGACCTTCTGGCGTGTCATGCAAATTGACGCTCATGCTTGGATTAGAGTCATCATGCACTGGACAGCAGGCAGTCCACTTGTGAGATCCGAGCTGTCTTACCTTGTCTAGCCTATCTAATACTGGTTGATACCATTCCATCATGCTCTCTTACTCCATGCTATCTGACGGCTCTTGATCCAGTTCATAGCCTCTGGTATTGGCTCCCTGCCTATCTGCTTCAGGCCATTAGGAGCGCAGGAGAAGGCTTCAATGTATTTATGGTAAGCCCAGCCTTTCTTGTAGTTATGCTTGTAGCCGTAATACAGCAGAGATGAGTACCACTGCTGCTTCTGCTCCTTGGTCAAATTCTTGCGCCTTACCTCAGCAGGTGACAGGTTCTCTGCCTTGACGAGCTGTGTGCCGTCATCCTTAAGCGTTGGAGTGCCTATAGGTAGCTCCCATCCACACTTACAACGAAGTCCTGTGAACGCACCGCTGCACTGCTTGCAGTTGTGAAGAATGGGTTCTTTAGGCTCGGTCTTAGTTTGCTTGCGCTCTTGGAAGTTCCTCTCATTAGAATGCAGCTCTGAAGGCACAAAAGACTCAGGATAAGCGCCGAAGTGAGAGAGATTGCCTGCGTGGTCAAGCACAATCGCTCGCTCCTTATCAGGATGAATGCGCCATATGCGGCCTATGCGTTGAATCCAAGTGGTCAAACTGCGAGTCCTGAATGTGTCTATCAAGATTTCCACACCAGAATCGTCCCATCCCGTATTCAAGATGCGGCTGTTAATCATCACCTTGTACACGCCATCCTCAAAGTCTTGATACTTCAGCTCTCTGGTAGCCTGATCGTCATAGCCATCAATGTGTACGGCTATCTCTCGGCCTAGCGTCTGATTGAATCGCTCTACTAAACTCTTGCTGTAGGCTATAGATGGAGCAAAGCATACGGCTCGCTTAGTCAAGCCATTCGAGTGCTTGACGTAATTGTCCACAATATCGCCTGCCAGCGTGTCGTCCTCCTGCATACGCTTTCCTAAATCTTCAGCATCATAATCATGATCGCCTGTGTGTGACTTCTTGAGCTTCAGATCAGAGACATCAACTGTCCTGCCGTGGTAGTAATCAGTAGGACAAAGCCAGCCAGCGTCTATCAAATCCTGCGGAGTGGTAGTGACTATCAGGTCTTGCCATAAGCCTTCAGAGGCCATACCACGGCTGTAAGGCGTGGCGGTAAGTCCGATGAAGGTAAGGTTGTTGAATCGCCTCATCTGGTCTAGCAAGCCTTTATACATATTATGCGCCTCATCTATGATCGCTATGTCATAGGTGAAATGGTTGCGCCTGACGGCTGTGGCTGTGCTGACGATCTGAATATTTTCATTAGGATCGTACTTAGGACTGTCGCCTTGAAGCACTGAGTAACTTGCACCAAGGCTTTTAAAGGTTTCTTCAGTCTGACTCAAGAGCTTCAGCCTGTCGCAAAAGAACGCCACTCTAACCTTTGGATTCTTCTTAACGGCCTGCATGGCTATGTAACAGGCGATAATCGTCTTACCCATAGAGCAAGGCGCACTGAGAATTACTCGCTTGTTGCCAGCTCTGAGGCTGTCTCGCAGCGCGTTAATCGCTACCGTTTGATGAGGTCTAAGGCTGATCATGAGGCTCAAGCTCCTTACAGACATCATCATAGATGCCTTTGTAGTCTGGATGACCGTAATCACTAGAGCCATCAGTCATCTGGTACGTTCTCCACAAAGCAACGTCAGAGCAGTAGCGGAACTCAGCAGCCTTAGCCTCCTCAAAGTCTGAGCCTCCAGCCATAAGAAATCCTACGACAACAATTAGTCCAGCAGCTATACCAGTTAGATTCCGCATCGTTCGTCCTCCTGTGCTGCCAGATGGTACATCTGAGAGCAATACTCTGGGTAGGTTGCTTCCCAGACCTGTTCTTTTAAACGATCCCAATCACGGCTAAACATACGGCTTAGCTTCTTGTCAGCGACTTCATGACCGTAAGACTCAACGAACTCAGGATAGTTCGCTACCATGCTGCCCATGATCAGTGCGTCTAGCAGCTCGTTTGTTTGATCTAAGTTAAATTCCATCATGCTACTTCTCCAACTGATAATAAGAGCGAACCGCTGATCTTAGGTATCCAGCGGCAGTGTCCATCAAGGCTTTCTGCAAAACCTTTTGCGCTTTACCAATTTCTTCGAGGTTGCCGTAGGCTAGATCGACTATCATGCGAGCAGCATCACCGCCATCCATGTATGTAAACAGCGCAGCGTCGAGGTTATCAGCAGCGTCACAGGATAAGAAAAGATGATCAAGGATGTCATCACGGTCAGGCTCAGGCAAAGAGTCCATGTCATAATATGGATCTAAGCCAAGCTCTTCTACTTTATCAACGATTTGGTTATAGCTAAAAGACATAAGGTTCTCCCATTAGTGAGCAGCACCTCGCCGCTCCATGTACACATCATAGCAAAACTACACATCAAGTCAACTTTTTTACACTTATCACACAAGTTAAATAAGTTTAACATTCAACAACTTAGAGATTACGGACAAAATAAATAAAAAAAATAGCAAATCTGTCCGCAGTTACGGACAAATTCACAGGTTTTTTCGGCTGATTTGTCCTTGACTAAAGGAACATAAGCCACTCATCTGGATGCTCGCTCAGCTTCATGCCAGCCTTAATTAACTCCATACGCTCAGGAGTTTCCACTACAGGCCGTGTACAGATCGCTGGATCAGCTTGAAACATACCGCAGCCGTTAGCTCTGAAAAGCGCAGCAGACGCCTTGTAGCTGCCTTTTGGCGCATCAAAAGCCTCTGGCTCATGGAATACGTCTTGGTCATAAGGTTCGCCGCAATGTGGACAATAAACGTCAAACATAATCTTTCTCCCATCAAGGTTATGCGCCTCCGAAGAGGCGCTTGGTTTTAGGCTGCTTTTGCTTTTTTACGCTCAAGCTCTTGTGCTACAGCGATAATCACCGCTAGTGGAGTCAGCTTGCCGTACAGGTAGTAATAGCATCGTACAAACTCAGTTCCAACATGATTGATTACCATGTGAGGATTAACATGAACATCGAGACCGCCAAACAACTCCGCAACTTTGATGCCTTCAGCAAACTGCTGCTTACGCTTTTTAAGTAAGTCGCTCATAAAAGACTTAACCTCAGCGTCTTTTACTTCTACCTCGGAAAGCTCCTTGGATTCTTTAATGATTGGCGTATCTTTAACAAGTCCACGCAACTCTACGAGCAAAGCCACCGTAGAAGCGTTGTCACCGTAGAACTCTGAATGCTTATCTAAGCGAACATTGTGAAGCTCATAAGGAGTATCGAATCCACTGCGAACCTGTGAGTAAGCTCTGTTAAGAGCCTCAAATGCTTCTTTCTGACGAGCTTTGCAGTTAAAGCCTGCTTCTACTAAACAATTAGCCATTTCTACATAAAACTCTACAGTTCGGTCTGCGTGTCCAGTGGCCTTGTTCATTTCTAAAACTATGTTTCCCATCATGTTTCTCCTTTAGACGAGCAGCGTTGTGCAACTCCATGTGAATCATTCTACAGTAATCACACTTGCCGTCAACAACTTTCACACTTATTTGAAGAAAAAAGTCATTTAGATGGTTTGGGACACCTAGTCCCTAGTTTCAGCATGATCCGCAGTGTATCTATTGCCAGAACGCTTTATCATCCGTGATTGCTGCGTCAAGCCACCTCTGTGTCCGCTAAACTGGTTTGCCGCCCTTCCCTTGCTGGTTGGGCGCGATCCCATCACTCTCGGAACACTGCGCTATCTGGGTGTTTCAGGCTACCCATAGGCCATAATCCATGAGTTATACGGTCAGGATTTATCACACCGGATCGCCAATATACACCTTAATTATTGTGTTGTACAATACACTATATGTATTGGCGTAATGCAGATCTCCCTACTGCATCTTGTATCTCCCATCACGAGCCTCGCTCTCAGGTGCGCCAATACACCTAATTATAAAACTTTTTTCAAACTTGCTTGCACAATAACCCAACAACGTGCTAGATTCCTATCTCCACTTACAGAGCGATGGGAGTCACTCATGGATAAATCTCACTTTTGGTCTGCGTTTTTTAAGGCGCAAGCAAGTTTCACTTCACCTAAAAAGTCAGGAGTCAACGGATTCGCTAATGGTCATAAGTACCATAAGCTCGAAGACTTGCTGCCTGCCGTTTATAAAGTCCTGTCAGAGCAAAGCATTTTTTTCTACTTTGAAGACATCAATCAAGAGGATCAGGCTGGCGTACGCATCTGGATGCGGCACGAGCCTAGCGGTCAGGAAGTCTGCCAAGAATGCCTTGTTGATAAGAAAGAGCGTCACGCACAAGCTACTGGAGGCTGTTATACCTACGCTAAGCGTTACATTTTATGCAGCTTATTTTTAGTCAGCGATCCAAAGCTAGATGATGACGCAGACTTCGCTACTAATGGTAAGCGTGAAAAGTCTACTCCAAAGCCAAAACTTGCCACTGATGAGACTGTTGCTAAGATTCGCGCAAAACTTGCTGATCTTAATGTTTCTGAAGAGGCTGCTTTATCAAAGGTTGGCTCTAAAACATGGGTTATCACTAATGATCAGGCCAACATCATCCAAGGCAGGATTGATCAATTGGAGACAGCCTTATGAGAGTTTACTACGATGTTCAGCAAGGCACTGACGAATGGCTGGCACTGCGAGCTGGTTGCATAACTGCATCTAGCTTTAAGTCACTGGTAACTAGCCGTGGTGAAAAGACTGCATCTTCTACTCGTGATACTTACCTTAACCAAGTCATTGCTGAGAGGCTCACAGGAAAGCCTGTGGACACTTTTAAGAACGCCGACATGGAAAGAGGAAACGAGCGTGAAGGCTCAGCAAGAGACCTATTTGCTGCAATTATGGAGGTAAATGTTAAAGAGGTAGGCTTCCACCTTCACAACGACTATGACATAGGATGCTCGCCAGATGGCCTGTTTTCACTAGATACTGACACAGGCGTTGAGATTAAGTCGCCACGAGCCTCTACCCATATTCGTTATATGCGTAGCAAGAAGCTGCCTGTGGAGTATGTTCAACAAGTTCAACTGAGTATGTGGCTGCTTGAAGTAGAGCGTTACTTCTTTTTCAGCTATCACCCAGACCTAAAACCTCTCATCATTGAGGTAAAGCGAGATGATGAATTTATTGATAGAGCTGTGCCAATCTTAATTGAAGCAGCAAATTATGTTAAATCTGAAACGGAGAAGCTAAATGAGCAACCAATTTACCACGCTTACAAGCGTTAATAAGTCCCAGTATGACGACTCTTATTATGCCTCTATTGATCCAGAGGCTCTTAAAGCGCTTCTTGCTGCATATGAGCAAGGCGCAGTAAATCTTAACAAGACAGGAAAGATTAGCCTCAAAGGTTGGAGAAATGAAAGCAAAGACGGAGGCCAGCCATACATTTCACTAAAATGGGCTGCTCCTCTTAGCACTGCTCCAGCTTCAGAAGCTCCAATTAGCAATGAGGATATACCATTCTAATGAAAGTTATTGACCTAAAAGAAGCTGGTCTTAACAGAGCGCCTTCGCGCAGCAAGTATGTTGCGCGTTGGCTCGAAATTTCTGAGACTGAAGCTCTTCAATTTGACGATTATGATGATATGCGCACTGCCTATCATTCAATCTCTAGCTACTGCCGCAATAAGCCAACCAAATACAAGGTTAAGCAGTTTTCTGATCAAGCAGCAAAACGCTACTTAGTATTGAAGGTGCGTGAATGAAGATTACTGCGGCAGATACTATGTTCAGTAAGTGCGTGAGATCCCGAGCCAACTGGCGCTGCGAAGCCTGCGGCACACAGTATGAGGAAGGATCTCAAGGACTTCATTGTAGTCATTACTTTGGGCGCAGAGCTTACGCTGTACGCTTTGATCCCATGAATGCCTTTGCTCATTGCTTTGGTTGTCACCAGAAGCTAGGTAGTAATCCTGACGACTTCCAGCGATGGGCTGAGGCGCATCTTGGCGAAGAGGCTATTGGTATTCTGCGTGAGAAACGAGAGAACATTAGCCTTGCCAAAGATTATAAAAAGAACCTCAAAGACGTTGCTAAACATTACCGTGAGCAATACGCACTAATCCAAGAAGCGCGAGAAAAAGGCAACGATGGAAGAATCGAATTCATTGGGTATATTTGATATGAGTATAAATGAAGGTCAACACTGGATAGTTAATTCAGACCACGCAATGAAGATGTTTAAGGAGCATATAGACGAGCTGTATGCCAAGGACAAGTATCTAGTTATTAAATGGGCAACTGGCAAGCAACGCAGCTTAAAACAGAACTCAGCTCTACACGTTTGGTGTCAGCTCATGGCTGACGAGTTGAACTCTGCTGGCTTAGGAATGGAGAAGGTTTTAGAACATAAAGCATCCATTGATTGGACGATGGCAGGCGTTAAAGAACATCTTTGGAAGCCAGTTCAGGAAGCTATGACAGGCAAGGACTCTACCGCTAGTGCCGAGAAATTAGACTACGTTAAAGTCTATGAGACATTAAACCGTCACTTTGGTGACAAGATGGGCATTCATGTGCCGTGGCCTACCTTTGAAACAAGTAATTCTTGAAATAGATCCGCTATGGCGTGAGATTGCTGAAGATAGTCC